CTACACGACGCTCTTCCGATCTTGATATGTAAATATCCGAATGTAAGATATACAAGTTGTAACGTGGTAAATGTGGCATAAAGAACAGATGAATGTACAATTTCATGGAGGGAAATATTATGGCAAGAACAGATTTTGAAATTATTAGAGGTTTAATGGTAAATGATAACGCACTCGATTCTTGGATTTTTGAGAGAGAAGCAACGGAAAAAAGAGATTTGACAGTAGAGGAAGAAAATGCGTATATTCAAGAAACTGTAGACCAGTGTCATCAGATTATGCAAGATTTGTCTTGCAGTTTAGTAGAAGCTTATAAAGAACTCATGGAATAGGGATGTGAATCATGTATAGACAGTATGAGAAACCAAACACGTTAAAAGAAACACTTGCACATTTAAAACGTGAATATCAAATTGCACTGGAAAACAATGCAGATGATGAAATATTGATCAGTTTACATGATGACATTGAAGATTTAGAAGAACAATTAAATTTTGCATATCAAGATATGGAGGAGTAAGAACTATGACAAAAGCGGAAAGCAAACGTTGTGAGAAAATGGCAGTAAATGCACTTTTTAAATTATATGAAGCTGTTGACGAATGGAACATATACGAATGTTCTAAAAATGAAGGGAAAGAAACAGAAGCGTCAAGAGCATTAGAACAGTATTGTTGTTTAAAGTTTTATGCAAAAGATATATATGATATGTTGGTTACAATGGATTTTGAACATTATGAAATGGATAGACTTGCAGAAGAAATAAAAGCAAAATGATGGGACGATTGATAACAAGTTGAAATTCACATTTCAGTCAGGAGGAAAGAAGAATGAATAAAGATGCACTTATGTCATATATAAAAGAAGAATTTCCAAAAACTATTGATAATCATTGGAATTGGGATTTATTAAATAATATTATTGATTATGCTATGAATTATTATGATGGTGAAGAGCTAATAAAGTTTTTGGTAAATATTATTCCAGAAATTACATATCAAGAATGTATGTATTTTATGAATGTTTGACCGCTGATAGGCATACGGAAGTCTTTCTGTATGCCGATTGAACGATTGAACAGAATACATTATATAAGGAAGGAATTGATAACATGAAAGATGTAAGAATGAGAATCACAATGGAAAATTGCAATAATATTGTGAACGCATTACAAGAAAGAAATTATGATGTAGAATGCGTCCCAGGTGGATTGTTAGATAACTATTTTTGCGAAGTAGGGGAAAGCAATTTAAAGCTGTCCAGATGGAAATTAAGAAAATATCTAATTGTATTAGAACGTTTTGTTAATGAATGGACTAGCACATTGGAATTGATATTGACAGATAATGCGGAAACTTACTATAATTTGTATAACAGTTATATGGAAAGTTATAAATCAGTAGAGGATGTGATTGGTATATGATGGAAACAATAACAATAAGAGTATCAGCAGATAAGAACGGACATTATAAAACTGTTGACTTGATGGAAAGAATACAGAATACTTGTAAGAACGTTTTAATGCCTAAATCGGCAGCGGAAACGTGTTTGGCTGATTTATCATTGACAAATGGAAAGAAATGTTATATGGGCATTTCGAAAGGTGTAGATGGGACATATAGTAATATAGCAATGGAATATCTGGAAAGAGATTTTGTTTTATACTTTGTTTAATAGAATAACAGATAATACTAAAAGGAAACTAAATTGAATTAGTTTCCTTTTTTAGTGTAAAATTTTGGAGGTATAACAATGACTAACAGAGAATGGTTAGAACTGATTGAACAGAATAAAGAAAGAATTATCAACAAAGGAATCGAAGCATATAAAGAATCTTTAGAAAATAAAAACTTGCGTTACATTGTGGAAATGGACGAAAACGCAATTATAACAATGTGGTATGACGTAGCTGGTGGAAACAGTTTCCATATGTCTACATATAACGGAAAATCTTTAGAGTTAATTCATTTCTGTATGCAGAATTGGATTGATGATCCTATTCCAGACGATGACATAGAACAGAAGTTACAGGAACGTGGTTTATACAATCGTTATCTTGAAGAAAGAGAAATGCAAGATGTAGAGGATTGGGAAGCTGCGGAAATAGTTATGATTAACAGTACAGATGAACAATTACATAATATTCTTGAAGAATGCCGACAGGAAAGAAAACAGTTCTACGTGGACGAATACGCAAGAACAGAAGCAGAGAATCAGTTGGAAAATTTAAAGAACGTATTAGACAGTTTTAAATGTGAGTGATGGAGGATAAGAACATGATTGAAACAGATAACTTTTATTTCGGATTTACAGACAATATCAAAGAACCACGTAAAACAAAAGTGGAAAACTTATTTGACAAATTAATTAGATATGATGGAAAAATATATAATATGGTAGATTATCTTTGCTTAAAGCTTTTAGAAGGTTACTATCTGGAAAAAGTAGAGAACTATACATACTATAAGTGCAATGGCGAATTGACCAAACCGAAAACATTATATAAGTTTGTTAACAAGAATGAAAAGACTTATATAGAACTGAAAAAGACAGAATATGGTTTTGTTGAATATCTTATCAATAACGGGCTTGATACAGAACAAGCTATGAAAAAAAGCTATTGCAGACCATAAAGTGTATATGGAAGAACAGAAACGTTTACAGGAAGAAAATGAACGTGCTGCGTTGGAAAAAACAGAACAGGAACGGAAAGAAATAGAACGTGTTAAGACTTTACTTGCAGAAGATATGGAACGTTTACCAGAAATGGAAACTAAAATTATTGATGATATTTTTCTTGATGTATATGGTATGGAAAAGAAATGGAATTATAATTTATTACCATTAATTCATTATTATGATATTCCATATTGTAAGAACCAGATTAAAGCACGTTTACATAATGGAAACAAGGCAAGCATTAAAATTTTTGAATGTGTAACGGGCTTGAAACTTCCTAAAGGATATAAAGAAAGAATGACATATCTGGAAAGTATCACAAGTTCAGATTTTAAAGAACCTGTTGAGTATAAACCACGTAAGAAAGCAGAACAGAAAGGAAAGGACATCCAGGAAGTTTATATTGCTTTTCATAATAAAGATCATTCTGAATGGAGAAAAGTTATTGCGGAATGCTTTACTAAATATGGAATAGACTTCTTTATTTTACGTGATAATGACGAATGGAAAATATCTGTTAAAAGAGTTGGCTTGCTGATTGCAAAAGGGAAAACACGTTTAGAAGCTATGGAAAATTTAAAAGTAAACATTGACAAGATGGGAAATGCAGATCAGATGATTGAGAATGCAAGAAAGACTATTGAAAAATCTGCTGGTGTAAATCCATTATATAAGGAGTGAAAGGGAATGACATATAAGGAATGTTATGGAGGAAATAAACATGGTTGATACATACGGAAGATGGACAGAGGAAAAAGATTATAGTACATATCCAAAAGAAAAATGGTGCGACTATGATTATATGGCTGCGTGGATTAGGGAACAGGGATATGAACCTAAAACAGATATGGAAAATCTTATATCTAATATCTTTTGTTTCTATGAGATAGAAATTGGAGATCATGTTAGTGAATATGATACAGAGAATGGAAACTTTGATGGAACATACACGGAAGCTGTACAGGCATTTGTGATGGCTAGCGGTGGTTTAGTGGAATTTGATTATATACCGTAAGAAATGGAGAAAATAGTTATGGGAGAAAGAAGTCAAATATATATTAGATATAATGTAAATTATATAAGCGGTTCATTAACAGAAAATCCTAAAACACATAATTATAGGGGATTGATCGCAAGATATTTTCAATGGAATTATGGAAAAAGAATGGTAAGTCGTGCCAGATATGTAATAGAGTCAATTAAAGATGAATTTCTGGAATATAAATGGATGTTTGGAAATGATGAAAGACTTGAAAAATTAAAACGTCTTTGTGATGTTAATTTTGACATTAAAGATATAACATTAAGCTCTGATATTATCAAAGAAGTTACAGAATATGATAATGTGAATGTGCAAGATATTATATTCAATCAGCCTAACAATGATGGTAAACTTTTTATTGATGTAACAGACAATGGAATTAAATATTGTTTTATGACATCTGATAATGACGGTGAACCTATGAACGGTGAAAATTATATGAAATGGAATTGTGAAGGTGAAGATCATCCAGATTGGCATGTACCTTATAAATATATGAAGAAAAAGACAATATTGTATACTGAAAGGAATATTAAGAAAATTGACAAAATGGCTACACTTATGACAAAGGAAGAGGTTAGATCATTTATAAATGATGATTACTCTTATTTGATTGCATTCTTATTTTGAAAGTCGATTTTTATAATAGATGAATTGTATCTTTCAGAGAGGTGAACACTGTGGAAAATAATAATATTACATATGTAGAATTTTACAATGAAGAAACAGATGTAACTGTAAAACTTCCTGTACATGGAATTAAAAATGATTTCTTAAATGTAAATGAACGTGTGGGAGCATATGATGAACTTGAAAAATATCTTAAAGACGATGCAATAAGTGGTTTTGTAATTTTATATGCGTATAAGAAAGAATCAGATATGAAATAAGGAGAATGACTAAATGAAAGTATATATGTTAGATGATTATTGGATTGGAAGTTATTGTGTAACCTGTATTGCGGAAACAAAAGAACAGTGTATCGAAGCTGCATGGAAGAAAATTGGAGAGATGTTCCCAGGATATGTTGAGCAGTACAAGAATCGTTCTGAATGGGTGGAAGATAATTGGATTGAAGATAATGTTGAAGAAATCACATTAGGAGAATGCATTATTAGATAAGGAGCATTGGCATGAAAGTAGAATTAAATCAGATATTTACAGTGAATAAAGGAAACATAACAGTTAAATGGAAAGTTATAGAGCATCCGTATTTTGATGGATTAACACTTGTCAAAGATTACTCTGGATTATATGGAAGAATGAGAAACGGAGTTTGCAAAGAAGATTATAACCATGTAAACGGACATACAACTTTAGAAACAGCTTATAATGATGCATTTCTTATGAGTTGATGAAATGATGATTTTAAGGTTAAGAAAGTGAGGAATATATGCAATTTTATCCAACAAATGAATATAGAGAAGTTACTTTACAATCCGGTCTTAATTCTGTCCAATTAGGAAATACAGATAAATTATTTTCTGATGGATTAGAAGAAGATGAATATATTTATTTTGATGATAGTAAAGGATTTTGTTACGAAGATGGATGTGTTATTGGTGGAATATACGATAAAACATTAAATGTATTACATTCACTTAAATGGTGTTTTAATCATAAGTTTTATGTAAAAAAAACAAAATCAAAAAGCAGAAAGAAGAAGCAAGACAGTTATGGAATGTCGTTGAACATATAATTAATTTATTAGAATCTGATGATAAACGTTATTCATTTGAAGGTGGTACAGGTCATTCAATAAGAATTTATGATAAGGAAACAGATATTGGGTATGTAGGAGATTTTGAGCCAATTAAATACGATGCAGATGGAAACGCAACTAATTTGTAGGAGGAAATATTTATGTTGAAAGAATGCACGATTCTTACATTCAACGAAACAGAAAAGTTAAGAAATGATCTTGATGGAATTATCGAAGATTTAACAAAAGTGGTAAACGATGATTGTGATAGCGTAAGTTCACAAACAATATGTGATTATAGATCGGAAGAGCACACGTCTGAACTCCAG